CTAAGAAAGAGGGCATCATGGTAGGACCAGGACGTGGTTCGTCTGCTGGTTCGCTACTTTGCTACACTCTCGGTATCACAGACATTGACCCATTAGTTCATGGTCTTCTATTCTTCCGCTTCATCAACCCAGAGCGTAATGACTTTCCAGATATCGATACAGATATTCAAGACTCACGCCGTGAAGAAGTAAAGGATTACTTGGTACGTCAGTATCGCCACGTTGCTTCGATTGCTACGTTCCTTGAGTTCAAGGGCAAGGGTATGGTGCGTGACATTGCTCGTGTACTGAACATTCCACTACCAGACGTAAACAAAGTACTTAAACTTGTTGATGACTGGGATGACTATCTAAACTCAAAACAAACTGCAGAGTTCCGTGAAAAGTATCCAGAGATTGAACTTTATGGAGAACAGTTGCGTGGTCGTATTCGTGGTACTGGTATTCACGCTGCTGGTGTTGTAACTTCTAAAGAGCCTATCTTTAAGTTTGCTCCACTAGAAACACGCACAGCCCCAGGTACAAAAGAACGTATCCCAGTTGTAGCAGTAGACATGGAAGAAGCAGAGCGTATTGGTCTAATCAAGATTGATGCTCTGGGTCTAAAGACCCTATCTGTTATTCAGGATACGCTTGCAATTATCAAAGAGCGTTCTGGTGAAGACATTGACCTACACAAGATTGACATGGAAGACAAAAAGGTTTATGCCATGCTTTCTGACGGATACACTAAGGGCGTGTTCCAATGTGAAGCCACACCATACACCAACCTGCTAGTCAAGATGGGTGTCAAAAACTTTGCAGAACTTGCTGCTTCTAACGCTCTTGTCCGTCCAGGTGCTATGAACACCATTGGTAAGGACTACATTGCTCGTAAGCACGGTAAACAGAACCTAGACTACAAGCACCAAGTACTAAAAGCATTTACACAAGAGACTTACGGATGTATTCTGTATCAGGAACAGGTTATGCTTGCGTGTACAGAACTTGGCGGTATGACAATGGCTGAGGCTGACAAGGTTCGTAAGATTATTGGTAAGAAGAAAGATGCCAAGGAGTTTAAGCAATTCCAGGACAAGTTTGTTACTGGTGCATCACGCTTCTTGTCACCTAACATGGCAGAAGACCTATGGCACGACTTTGAGGCTCACGCTGGATACTCATTCAACAAGTCTCACGCTGTTGCCTATTCAACTGTTTCTTACTGGACAGCATGGCTCAAGTACTACTATCCACTAGAGTTTATGTTTGCATTGCTCAAGAACGAGAGCGATAAGGATGCTCGTACAGAGTATCTAATTGAAGCAAAGCGTATGGGTATTCCTATTCGCCTACCACACATCAACGAGTCAGACATTGACTTTAAGATTGAAGGCAAGGGTATTCGATTTGGTCTTAGTGCTATTAAGTTTATTAGCACCAACATTGCTGAAAAGTATATTGCTGCTCGTCCATTCAACTCCTACAAAGAACTTGAAGAGTTTACGTTTGGTAAGGGTAATGGTGTAAACTCTCGTGCACTACAGGCTTTGCGAGTCATTGGTGCTGCAACATTTACTGACCAGCCACGCAATGACGAAGAGATTAAAGAAAATCTTTACGAGTATCTTAACCTACCAGAATTCAATATGTCAGTTCCTTCTCACTACCACGCATTTATTAATGACGTTGAAGAGTATGAAGAAAAGGGTTCATTTGTTTTGATGGGTATGGTCAAAGGTATTAAGCGTGGCAAGGGCTGGAGTCGTGTAGAAATTCTAGACAAGACTGGTAGCGTTGGCATCTTTGATGAAGAGCAAACTGCAATTGAAGCAGGTAGAACATACATTGTTCTAGCGAGTGATAACAGAATTGTCACAGCCATTCCTGTAGATGAAATCAAGGGTAGCCAATCTGCACTAATTAAAATTCTAAACTTCCGTCAGTTACCATACAAGGATGATGAACTATTTGTAGTATCATTCAAGCCTCGTGTGACTAAGGCTGGCAAGAAGATGGCTTCGCTGGTGCTGGCAGATACTGCTAGAGACCTGCACAGCGTTACAGTCTTTCCTACAGCGTTTGCTAAGGCATACATGAAGATTGACGAAGGTAACGTATACAAATTCTCTTTGGGTAAAACTAAAGACGGTACAACAATTATGGAGGACGTGTTCAATGTTTGATGAACTAGCAATGGAACTGCATGAAACCGCAGTCAAAAAAGGTTTCTGGAAAGTTATCGATGATGCTTCTGCAGAGCAGGTAGACATTTTCGTAACTAAACAACTAATGATGATTGTTTCAGAAGTAACTGAAGTTATGGAAGCAATCCGCAAAGACAAGGGCGAGGACGAGATTGCTGCAGAGTTTGCAGATATTCTTATCCGAACACTTGATTTGTATGCAGGTTTAGTAGAGCAGGGTTACACTACTGTATCGCTAGACTACGCATTTGAAAACAAGACTGGGTTCAACAAGACACGTCCAGAGAAGCATGGGGTACGTTTCTAATGACAACTATTGAAGAAGCCTTAGCACAACTAGACCCACGCATCCGTAAGCGTTTGACAAACGGTGCAGGGTTTAAAACAGAATATCAGGCTACTCCAAGTTTCGGTCTAAACCGTGCTCTAAACGGTGGACTTCCTATGGGTAGACAAGTGTTAATCTGGGGAAGCAAGTCATCAGCAAAGTCTTCACTTTGCCTACAGATGATTGCTCAAGCACAAGAAGAGGGTAAGTTATGTGCTTGGATTGATGCTGAGATGTCCTATTCGGAAGAATGGGCTAAGAAACTTGGGGTAGATACTGAGAACCTAATCGTATCACAGGCTCGTACAATCAACGAGATGGTGGACGTAGGAACAAGCCTAATGAACGCAGGTGTTGACATTATCGTTGTTGACTCAATCACATCGCTATTACCTGCTATTTACTTTGAAAAGGATACAGATGAACTCAAGCAACTTGAGAATACAAAACAAATTGGTGCGGAGTCTAGAGATTTTAGCAACGCTTGGAAGATGCTTAATTACGCTAATAACAAAGTTAAGCCAACCCTTTTGGTACTTATCTCGCAATCTCGTAACAATATTTCTGCTATGTATACTAGTCAACAGCCTAGCGGTGGTCAGGCTACTAAATTTTATTCATCTACAGTTATCAAGTTATTCAGTTCCGAATCAGACAATCAAGCAATTAAAGGCAAGATTGCAATTGGCGATAAACTCATTGAGGAAAAGATTGGTAGGAAAGTTCGTTGGGAAGTCCAGTTCTCCAAGACATCGCCAGCCTTCCAATCTGGAGAGTACGATTTTTATTTCCGAGGTGATGTTGGTATTGACAGCATTGGTGATTTGGTCGATACTGCCGAAATGATGGGCATTGTAGAGCGTACAGGAGCCTGGTACATCCTTCCAGATGGCACTAAACTGCAGGGTAGGGACAAGTTCGTAGCACGAGTACGAGAAGACCTAGACCTACAAGACGACATTAAGGCTAAGGTAATGAATGGGTAAGTACACTATTTATCCTGGTAAGTTTCCTTGCCACACTTGTAAGATTGAAGTTAAGACTGTTAGGGTTTATCCTACAGAGAAGCAAATTACTTGGATGTGCCCTGAGAAGCACTTAAGTGTGGTAAACTTAAATACGAAGAAATCTAGGAAGGATTATGAGTGAACGCAATGAGTCTAAGCGAATTGGTGCTAAACAGCACAAGAACTCTGGGAGGAACACCCACAAGGGTGATGCCACTTGGAGAAATTTTACAGCCGATTTCAAAGAAGTTGGCAAGTCTTTTACAATTAACAAAGAGGTATGGGCTAAGGCTAGCACTGACGCTATTCGCAACGGTGCTGACCCTATCATTATTGTCGTACTGGGTGATTCAGGAATCAAGACTCGCCTCGCTGTTATTGAGTTGTCCCTGTTAGAGTCTATACTTGACCAACTACCCCCTGATAGTGTATAATAGAACTACAACATTAAGGATACAAAATGGAACAACAGACTAACACAATTGATATGGTCAACGGTCTAACAGAGATTGCTGACTACATGAACGACGAAGAACTGACAACTGCACTTACCTTTATTGCTAAGGTAATTCTAAAGCCAGATATTCCACTCAATGTTGCACAAGTGGAGATTGTTCGCTTGCAAGCAATTGCTGCGAAGATGTCCTTCAAAGCCACATGGCTAACCAACGTAGATAAAGGAGACAGAGCGAAAAAGAATATTTATTATACCGCTGCTGAGGCTATTAACAACCTCGTTTCGGCTCTTAAATATATCACTCGCTAGTGTTTATTATGGCAAAAAATTTACTAAGTCAGGTAATGCTTAAAAAGGCAGAGAGCAACGATAACTCTAAGCCATCGTTCCTGAACAAAGAAGAACTTATTGCAAAGATTAATTCTGGTTACATTATTAATCGTGTAGATAAGTTTCAGCAAAAGAAAACTTTTGCACCTAGCACAATTGCATACTCGCATGGAGAATGTCCACGCTACTGGTATCTAGCATTTGAAGGTGCAAACTTTGTAGACAATGCAGACGCATATGGCGGAGCCAACATGACTGCAGGTACAAAAGCACACGAAAGAATCCAGGAAGCAATGAGCAACGTGCCAGGGCTTCTAGTAGACTCAGAATTTAAGATTACATACAACGACCCACCTATCTTTGGATTTGGTGACGTTATTCTTAACTGGGAAGACAAGGAACTTCTCGGTGAAATCAAGACCATGCCCAATGAAGGATTTGAGTATAGGAAGGCTGCAGGTAAACCAAAAACTGGTCACCTTGTTCAGTTGCTTATCTATATGAAGATTCTAAACAAGAGCAAGGCTGTATTGATTTATGAAAACAAGAACAATCACGAACTGTTGATTTTTCCTGTAGAGATTAATCAATACATGTATGAGTGGGTAGAGAACGCATTCCAGTGGATGCGAGATGTTCGTAAGGCTTGGGAAGACAAGAAACTTCCTGAGAAGAACTATCGTAGCAACTCAAAGATTTGCAAGACTTGTCCAATCCGTGAGGCTTGTGACTTGGCTGGTTCTGGAGAGATTAAAATAAAATCTTTGGAGCCACTAGATGAAAAGCAAACACTGTAACTGGTGCGACACACAGTTTACTACTAAATTATCTTATCAAATATACTGTTCGCCAGAATGTAGAGAATCAGCAACAAGAGAAAAAATTGCTGAGAAATATAATCGTGACAAAATTCAGAAACGCAAGAACAAGAATAGACCTTGTAAATCTTGCGGTACTCAATTGTCTGCCTATAACGACTCTTCAATCTGTAATCGCTGTGAATCAAATCCAGACGAACTAAGTCAAATATTAAAAGAGATTAAGGGGATTGCAAATGGTAAAATTGAACTTGAATAAAAAACCAAAGCAGTTCTGTGCAATTGATGCTAGTACTAATAGCCTTGCTTTTGCGGTATTTGAAGACAATAAGATTGTTGCTTGTGGCAAAATTAAGTTTGAGGGTATTACAACTTACGATAAGGTTGCAGACGCTGCAAAGAAAACAAAAGCATTCTTTGATAATTTTAATTTTGATACCATCATTATTGAACACACAGTATTTATGAACAGCCCTAAGACTGCTGCACAACTGGCTATGGTACAGGGAGCACTTCTTGGGGCTGCCTCAATGTCTGGGGTAAAAAAGATTGGCTCAGTCTCGCCCATGACCTGGCAGAACTACATTGGTAATAAGAAACTAACTAAAGAAGAAAAGCATGAGATTCAAAAAAAGAATCCAGGCAAATCAGTTTCTTGGTTTAAGAATGAAGAACGCAATGTTCGAAAACAAAGAACTATTAACTATATCAATATTAACTATGATAAACAACTAACAGATGATGATGTTGCAGATGCTTGTGCTATTGGACATTGGGCGTTGTCAAACTGGGACAAGGCATTTGGGTATTGACATCATGGCGAATAAGTTGTATACTAGTGAAGCATGGTTGAAAAAACGCTATTGGGTTGATAAAAAGACTCCACAAGATATCGCTAAGGAATGCGGTACAAGCGTAGAAACAATCTATGTGTACTTAGCAAAATTCGGATTAAGGAAATCAAAACGATGAAAAAGGCAACACTTGCACTAGCACTAGGAGTGCTACTATCCGTTTCAGGATGTGCAAATACTAACAACACAGTATCAGACGCAGATTGTATTAATGTAATTGTAGACTTTCAATCATTGAAGAATGAAAAGAAGTCTACTTGTGTCAGAGCAGAGGGAGAGATTGATGCCATGACAGCATTCAACGCTGCTGGTTATGCAATTCTTGGAACACAAAAATACGGTTTGCAAATTGTTTGCCGTGTAAATAGTTTGCCAAGCATGACACAGCCAATCTGGACTAAAGACCAGAACACATATGTTGAGAAGTGTGCTGACATGCCACCAGAGTTTGCGTACTGGGCATTGCTTATTAGGACTGAAACAAAAGACTGGCAGTACGCTCCAGTTGGAATTGCAGACCTAACCGTAAAGCCTGGAGAACAGTTAGCCCTAGTGTTTTCTGTAGATGGAAAGATGGTGCTTCCTAACTAATGGGTAGGCGGAAAAAAGTAGAACTGGCTCCTACAAAGTTCTCTCGTGTGTACGAACTTGAATTGGGAAACTTTACAATTGTCCGAGGTGATATAATTAAGATACAGGACGAACACGGACGCAAGTTCAAGTTTGACAGTGTAGTTACAAATACTGAGACTGGGGCAACCTGGGTTGACTGTTTTGAAGTACACAAGTTGTCTGCTGGTCAGTTCTGCTCTTTCCGTATTGACAGGGTAAAGAGAATTCCTACTCGTAGGGGAAAGCGAAGAAAAAATGTCGATTGAAGATTTAACAATTGAACATCTTGACGAGATGAACAGGGTGGTGGAGAAATATCTCCAAGGCGAAGAGCCTACCGCCATCTCTAAAGAACTCGCTTTGCCACGTCAGAAAGTTGTAGCCCACATTAACCAATGGAGGGCTATGGCTTCCGACAACGCTGCTATTCGTGCTCGTGCTAAAGAAGCACTAGTAGGTGCAGACACACACTATAGCAAACTAATTCAAAAGGCATACGAAGTAATTGACGATGCCACAACTACAGCAAACCTGACTGCTAAAACTGCAGGTATCAAACTGGTTATGGACTTGGAGTCCAAGCGTATTGATATGCTACAGAAGGCTGGCTTGCTTGAGAACAAAGAACTCGCAGAAGAGATGCTAGAGATTGAACGCAAACAGGATATCCTTGTCGGTATCCTTAGAGATATTGCAAGTGAGTACCCACAAGTTCGTGATGAAATTATGCGTAGACTTTCTGCGGTATCTAAAGAACAAGAGGTAATTACTATTGTCAATGTTCAATGATTTTCTTGAAGTACTAAAGAGCAACGTCTTTGAAGAAATGCCAGTAGACGTTAAGACATTTGTTGAGGGTGAGGAATATCTAAATCAGCCACCACTATCACAAATTCAGTACGACATTGTAGAGGCTATGAGTCAAATCTACAAACTAGAAGAAGTCATTGAAATTATGGGCGACACAGAGGGTCGCAGATACTACAATAAATATACTAAGAATGAAGTTATTCTGCAACTTGGCAAGGGTTCTGGTAAGGACTTCGTATCTACAGTTGCTTGTTGCTACATTGTTTATAAACTGCTTTGCCTGAAAGACCCTGCTCGTTATTTTGGTAAGCCAACAGGCGATGCTATTGATATCATCAACATTGCTATTAACGCACAACAGGCTAAGAACGTTTTCTTTAAAGGTTTTAAAAACAAGATTGAACGCTCACCCTGGTTTGCTGGAAAGTACTATGCAAAGGTAGATAGCGTTGAGTTTAACAAGGCTATTACAGTTTACTCTGGTCACTCAGAGCGTGAATCTCACGAGGGTCTTAACCTTATCCTAGCAGTACTTGACGAGATTTCTGGTTTTGCACAAGAAGTTGGAACAGGTAATGAGCAAGGTAAAACTGCTGACAACATCTACAAAGCGTTCCGTGCTTCTGTAGACTCTCGTTTTCCAGACTTGGGCAAGGTAGCCCTACTATCATTTCCACGTTACCCAGGAGACTTTATTTCTCAGCGATACGATTCTGTGATTGCAGAGAAAGAAGTTGTTACTAAGCGTCACAAGTTTATTATGAATCCTGATTTGCCAGAAGATGCAGAAGGCAACAGCCTTGAGATTGAGTGGGACGAAGACACAATTCTGTCTTATAAGTTTCCAGGAATGTTTGCTATCAAGCGACCTACATGGGTAGTAAACCCTACTCGTAAGATTGATGATTTTAAGTTGGCGTTTTACACAGACCTTGGTGATGCCATGCAACGTTTTGCTTGCGTACCTACCTATGCTTCAGATGCATTCTTTAAGCAGCAAGACAAGGTTCGTGCAACCATGACACTAGTAAATCCGATTGACTCCAACAAACGCTTTATGGACTCATTCAAGCCTGACCCAGACAAGAAATACTTTGTCCATGCTGACCTTGCACAAAAGCACGACAAGTGTGCGGTGGCAATTGCTCACGTTGAAAAGTGGGTAAATGTCCAGGTAGTTAAAGATTATGCACAAGTAATGCCAGTAGTTGTAGTAGATGCAGTAGTCTATTGGGAGCCACGCATTGAGGGTCCTGTAAACCTATCAGAAGTTAAGCAGTGGATTCAAAACCTTCGTAGGATTGGTTTTGATATTGGTATGGTATCATTTGACCGCTGGCAATCTTTTGATATTCAGAACGAGTTGAAGGCTGTTGGTATTCGTACTGAAACTGTTTCTGTTGCTAAGAAGCACTACGAAGATATGGCTATGCTTGTTTATGAAGAACGTCTTGCTATGCCAGCCATTGACCTACTGTTTGAAGAATTGACAGAGTTAAAAATTATGAAGGGTAACAGGGTAGACCACCCTAGAAAGTCCTCTAAAGACCTTGCAGACGCTGTTTGTGGTGCTATTTTTGGTGCTATTTCTCACACACCTAGAGACCTAAACCAGCAAGTAGAAATCCATACCTTTAGAGATAGACCCAAAAAGACAGAAGAACTACACGAGTTTGACCAGCGTACAGTCATTGAACGCAATAGACCAGACCAGAGAGAACTAGAATCTTACTTTAAACAGTTTAACATCAATATAATTTAGTGGTATAATATTCTTGTTGGGCACTTCCAACGAGGAGAACTTAATATTAAAACCCCAAGAATTTTATTAATTATATTTTTAGTCTTTTCTTCGCTATTCTTTTCATCGTCTGCTTCAGCACAAACAAAAGCAGAATACGATGCATTAGTTGCAGAAGCACAGGCTAAACTTGATGCAGCCCAGGCAGCGTTGCTAGAGGCTCAGAATACTTTATCAGCAGCACAACAGTTGCAAAACGAAACAAATCAGGCTGTATCGCAAGCAGAACTTACACTACAGATTAAAGGAATAGATGCTAACCAAAAGGCAGATGCCCTGGCGGTAGCAAAACAAGCGGTAGACGAAGCACAGGCAAATTACGATACGAAATTAATAGAAACCCCTGGAGAGAATACGGAGCCTACCGTGCCTGGTCTACAAGCAGACATATATACATTTAATTCAGAATACTACTATCCAGAACGCTCAACAACAGCACACACATTTTGTAAAACAATTACAGTTGATAAAATAGATATTGATTGGTACGGTGGTGACATTGAAGGCTGTGGAGGAGACTTTGTTATTATCCACTATACTGGCTTCATCACCGTACCTACAACAGATACTTATGAATTCCTTGCCAACGTAGACGATGGCTGGTACATGACTATTGGGGACACAGTTGTAAACGATAACTGGGTTCTTAAGGGTTGTGGAGGCTGGTGGAGTGAGGGTATTCAATTAGAAGCAGGTAAGTCCTATCCACTTGACGCATGGTTCTATGAATATGGTGGAGGTGCTTGTAATCAACTTCTATATCTAAACACACAAACTTGGGACGTAGTTCCTACAGACTGGTTCTCACAAAATGAAAAGGCTCCAGTAGTTCTTACTAAAGACCCTGCATTACTACTACTTTTAGGGCAAGCACAAGCGGTATATCAA